ATCCGCTCGACCCGTCGCTCATGAAGACGGTCATCGACACGTCATCCTTCCCGTTCCAGGTCAAAGGCTACGAGCTGAAGCTTGAGACGAAAACCATCAAGTTCGAACCCTATCAAATACTCCACTTCCGTTTGCCCGACCCGTCAGACCCGTTCACCGGCCTCGGAGTCGTACAGGCCGCAGCGGACTACATCGACAACGACAACTATGCCCAGGAGTTCAACCGCAAATTCTTCCAGAACGGCGCACGACCGGCGGGAGTGCTTGAGACCGAGTTCGTATCCGAGACGCAGGTTGATTCTCTGAAGATCGGCTTCGAGTCTACGCACGTCGGCGTGGACAACATGAACAGCATCTTGGTCCTCCCAAAGGGCGTGAAGTGGACGGGCATCGGTTCGAACCCGAAGGACATGGACTTCCGCAACCTCTCGCTCGATTCCCGCGACCGCATCCTTGCCATGTTCGGCGTCAGCAAGACGATCCTTGGCACGGCGGAGTCAGACACGAACCGCGCGACCGCCGAGACGGCAGACTACGTGTTCTCAAAGCGCGTCATCAAGCCGCGCATGATCCTTATTTGCAGCTTCTTGAACGAGAAGCTTGTCCCGCGTTATGGTGACGACCTATACATCACATTCATCGACCCAGTACCGGAAGACCGCGCCGCCAGGACGACCGAGATGCAGGCATCCGTCGGCAGTCAGCCGGTGCTCACGATAAACGAGGCCCGCGATGAGTTCATGGGCTTAGGTCCGGTGGACGGCGGAGATCAGCTCATGCACCCGACCGCTATGGAGCCGACGGGGGAGCCAACGGGCGACGGCGACGTTACCCCGGAGGCAAACCGCAGCGGGAAGTCATTGCAGCGCATCCAGAAGGCGGCCAACGGCCAGCGTGTAGCGTTCCGGCCCGCTCGGACAAAGCTTCAGAAGCGCGCAAAGATTCGGACGAAGATGTCCGAAGATCTCGCCGAGAAAGTCGCAAAAGCCGTCAAGGATGCACTCGACCACCCGACCAAGAAGTTCTCCACAAAGGCCCAGGACGAGGTTGCATGGAAGGCGGCGACGGAGCGCACGACCGAAGCCGAACGCGAGATCGCAGAATCGATCCGCCGCATCAACGCCGAGCAGTACAAGGAAGTGACCGACAAACTCCCATCCGTCATCGAGAAGGCCATAGACCCCACGAAGCTTTTTGATATTGAGAAATGGATCGGCATCACGGTAGACGCCATGACACCGATCATGGAATCGCTCTACGAGTCGGAGGGCAAAGCAGCGGCGTCAGAGCTTGGCATTACCGACCTCAATCCGATCTCGGACGAGAATGCGGCGAAGGCATTGCACGAGTCCATCGCCAAGATGTCCGACAGCTACCAGAACACGGTGCTGTCGCAGCTTGAGAAGGCGATCAACGAGGGCCTTTCGAAAGGCGATAGCCTTGCCGACATCACGAGCGCGGTAGGCGAAGTGTACGGCGCGGCGGACGACTACGGGGCCGAGCGCATCGCGAAGACCGAGGCGTTCCGGACAACGAACGCATCGCTCAAGGAGACGTGGAAACAGTCAGGCGTCGTAAAGACAATCAAATGGTACACGGCATCCGGCGAACCATGCCCATTCTGTAAGGCGCTCGACGGCACGGTCATTTCCATCGACAGCAACTTCCTCGACAGCGGCGCGACGCTCACAGCGGACGATGCAACAATGACCGCAAGCTACGGCGACGTTGGCACGCCGCCTTTGCACCCGAACTGTTACTGCGTAGCGCGTCCCGAAGACGTGAGCATCAACTAGCGTCCGCATGACATTAGATGCCGTAGCGAATTTCATAAAGCTCCTCGTCAGCCAGGGCTATGACGAATCCGCTACGTCCATCGTGTTGAGCGCGGGCGGTTCATCATTGCCGAGCGCGCCGTTCAATCTGGTCTATTGGAACATCACGGACTTTGCCGACCCCTCCGACGACCCGAATGTGGAGATCGTCCGCGTGACGGCGGTTAGCGGAAATACTCTCACGGTGGAGCGTGGCCAGGAAGGCACCGTCGCATCCACGAAGAACACGCCAGGAAAGACCTACCGGATGATCCTTGGCATCACGGCAAAGATGATCACGGACATCCAGGGCAACCTTCAGAAGTCGTGGCAGTACATTGATGTGCAAGGAGTTATCGACGGAGTAAATACCGTCTTCACCATTTCCCCGGTTCCCTTCGATCCAGCATCCGTGCAGCTCCGGCTCGCCCGACAGCCGCAGGAGCAAGGCATTGACTACACGATTCTAGGTGGCACACTTACTTACATAACCCCGCCAGACGTGAGCCTCTCCGGCCAACCACACATCGCACAATATCAATGAAGAAAGCCGTCATCGTAGCAATCAGCCTCATCGCCATCTTCGGCGTATTAGGCGCGGTTGACGCGGTCGCTGCGGCGTTTCCCCCGGCCCTCGGCGGGACAGGCACCACGGCAACGCCACTGCCCGGCCAGGTATTGATCGGCACTGGGAGCGGGACCTATACGCCCGCTTATATTTTGTGTGCCGGGACATGCTCGGTTTCGAGCGCGAGCGGAACGATCACGATCACCGGGACCGGCGTCGCGACCAATACCGGCAACTGGGCCGGCACATGGCAGCTCTATCACCCGAGCGACTTTGTTGCTTCGAGCACACAGATTGTGAACACAGTGAACGGCAGCTCGGGGACCGTCACGATCACTTCGAGCACTCTCGGGGTTATCTGGCCTACGGTCAACGGGAACAAGGCGACGAACTACAACATCGTTCCAGGCACGGGTGTCACGTCAACTGTTTCCGGTGCGACGACGACGATCTCTGTCAGCCTCAATAACGGCAGTACGCAGACGTGCAGCGCAAACCAGTTCATCAATTCCGTCACCAGCTCCGGCATTGTGAACTGCGGATCGATCACCTTCCCGACCGCCGCGACCTATACATTCACGCAGGGCTCAGGTATTTCCATAACCCAGGCCACGAGCAGCTCAAACACGACGACAACGGTCACGAATACCGGTGTTCTTTCATTGCAGTCGTCATCTCAGGTAAATGTCTCGGCGGCGACCGGCTCGAATATCCAGCTCACGCTCGCGCTGAACTATCTCACTGCGGCTCTACTCACTCTCAATGGCATGAACGCACCTAACCAAACCGTCATCGCAGGTACGGGGCTGTCCTATGCCACATCAACATCGGGTCTCTATGCGACCACAACGCTCACGTTGAATATCGATAACGGCAGCACGCAGACCTGCTCAGCGAACCAGTTCGTCAATCAGGTAAACGCCACGGGCATCACTTCCTGCGGATCAATTACATTCCCCGCATCCATCACGCAGATCAACGGTGCGACGAGTTCCGTACAGACGATTTCCGGCGGGAGCGGTATCAGTGTTTCGACCTTGGCTGGGGCCTCGAACAGTACGACGACCGTAACCAATACCGGCGTTACGTCCTTTGCCGGCGCGGGATGTGTGACCGCCGCTAACTCCACCGGTAGCGTAGCTCTTGCCGTGACGTGTATTTCCGGCAATCAGACCATCACATTCACCATCAATGGGGATGCGACCGGGACTGCCAGCGGGACTACGGCTGTCACCGATAGCATTACCGTCACCGGCCTCAACGGAAAAGTTCTCCCGGCCAATACCACCGGCACCCTTCAGTTCGCAAACGGTGCATGGGCGATCAATTTAGCCACCAGTTCGCTCGGCCTCTATAACGCGAGCGGTTCGCTCTCCAGCTACCTTGGGTCATCGTGCAGTGGGGGTCAGTTCGTTACCGGCTTCTCGGCAAATGGCACGGTTGCGTGCGGCTCGCCATCAGGTGCAGGAACGGTAACCCAGCTCACAGCGGGGACAGGCATCTCGCTCACGCCTTCGAATCCGATAACCTCGACGGGCACGATTACGAATACGGGTGTAACGTCGTTCACCGGCCAAAACTGCGTTACCTCTTCGAACTCTACCGGAACAGTTACGCTGACGGTGTCCTGCATCTCGGGGAATCAAAACATCACTTTCACTGTCTCCGGAGATGCTACGGGGACCGCAAGTGGGACGACTTCAATCAACGATTCCATCACCGTCACCGGACTAAATGGCAAGGTACTTCCCGCGAACACGACGGGAACGCTCCAGTTTACGAGCGGAGCGTGGAAGATAAGCGTCGCTACCAGTTCACTCGGCTTGTACGATGCAAGCGGCACTCTTTCCAGCTATACGGGGTCGATCAGTTGCGGGATGGCGAACACATCCTTGACCAGTTTCTTCGTTCAATCAATAAGTGCGAACGGCACGACAGTATGTTCGAGTGCACCTGCTACTGCCATCAACTCGCTCAACAGTGCAACGGGAACGTATCTCCTCGTCGCTAATTCACCCTTGAGCTATGCGACCAGCAGCACGTCTACCATCCTCACTTGTCCGACGTGCCTCACCGCCAATCAGACCATCACTGTAACGGCAACCGGCGAGGCAACAGGTACAGCGACCGGGACGACATCAATCTCTCTCCCGCTCGTCCTGAAGTCTCCCGTCACGGAGAACGTCTCCACCACCCAAGTGACGGCCACGGCTCTGACCGCCGGGACGAGCACAATAAATCCCTACCTGACCATCGGTTCAAGTACGGTCATTACCTCTACCACGCTCGCCATCATTGCGAACGCCAATCTCGCCAACTCCATAGTCGTTGAAACCGCGACGGGCACGTTACTGTTCTATGTGAACCCGCTCGGCGCAACAACGATTGCCAACAATTTGAACGTCTATCCCTTCGGGCTCAGTGGGACGGATTTGTTCTTTCAGTCGAACGGCACAACTGGCGTTCAGTTCGGCGGATACAACAACGGTTTTACCCCCCTTCTCATCGACGGAAACCCGATCTATTTCAACACCCGTGGTGGCAACGGTCCTATCTATTTCGGGCAGTCCACAACCACCGTCCCCGTTACCTTTTATGGCAGTCTTACCCAATCGAGCGGAACAGTGTCGCTCGCTACCACGTCAGTCACCGACTTTACGGACTCCGGCGTTACGAACGCGATCCCAGTTGCGGGATCCGGGGGCCACCTCAGTGCGTATGGAGGCTCCACGACGAGCGGTGGTAGCAATTGCCTTCTCTCGGTCACGGAGTCGGCCACGGGCACTCTATCGAACACCAACGGCGCTTGCTCCGGCGCGGGTGGTGGCGCAACAACGACCATCAGCGGGGTTGCTGGACCGACATTCACTTTCAATACGAATCCCACCACGTCCACAGCGCCTTCCGTCACCACGTCGAGCGCGACGGTCAACATCAACATCCCGAACACCCAGCACATCCAGTCCTGGACAGTAGGACCGACCGGCGCGACGGGAGTTGACTTCACCTCGATCCAAAATGCGCTGAATGCGTGCGGCACGGCAGGAGGCGGCACGATCTACCTACTCGCCGGTACATATGCCCAGGCAGGAACCGGCCTCCAATGGAAAGGCTCGAATTGCAAAATCTACGGCGACTACGGCTCGTCCACCATTACATTTACGGGAGCCACGACGCTCTTCTCAACTGCATCGTCTGGCGCTGAATATTCACACAATGAGATCCACAATCTTACGATCACCGGCGACAGCAATACGTCTGACGTAGGCATCGCCGAAAGCAATATGAGCCACGGCGTCTATGACAATCTCACCATCGATGCGGTCGGCTCGTGCTTCCAACTCCACGACACGGTTGACATCACCTTCTACAACACCACATCCAACATCGACTGCACGACGGTTGCGAAGTACGGCATCGACGGTTCCTCCACGGAGCCGTGGAATGGAAACCTGTTCCAAAATATCTTCATCGGTTGCAGCACATCGGGTTGTATCAGCATCCTTGACGGCAACTCTGAGCACAACACTTTTGAGAATATTTATGAGGAACCAGCAGGTGCGCCGTTGACCAGCAGTATTGGGGTAGACATATTTGATACGAACATCGGATCGAATCCGGGCAATTTCGGAAACCTCTTCATCAATAATTATCTTGAGGGTAACGCGACTGCTGTGAAGGTAGCGGCAGGAGCCTCGTGCGGAGCCGGAGAATGCATTCTCGGAGATATGTTCATCGGAGGCATCTCGGATACGAACGGCACGCTCACACTCCCGACCTCGACTGGCGTTACCTTCCTGAACTTCAATAACAACTTCCAGCCGGAGACGACACTTTCGTCCCATGTTGGGATCACGGGAATAACCACGATGCCTTCCGTCGGGACGTGCGGAACATCGCCCGCGATTGACAGTCATTCAAACGACAACGTCGGGCTTCTCACCGTAGGGACCGCCGCGCCCACGTCTTGCAAGCTCACCTTCGCTATCTCGTGGCCTATAGCTCCTGTCTGCACGGCGAACATCGCAAGCGGCACTGCGGCGGCGATCACTGCAAAAGCTATTGCGGCAAGCGTAACCTTTACGACCGTTGCCGCGATGGCGACAAATACCCAGATTGCTTACCACTGTCTCGGCGACAACTCACAGAACTAACATGAAGAACCTCTGGCACAAATATCTCGTCTGGATAGGCCTTCTCTCAAAGTGCTGTGGCGCACCGATTCACGACTGGGATTACAAAAGGTCATTCTGTTCAAACTGTGAAAGCAAGATCTGATGTACGGCTTCTCCGGATACGGAACCAATAGCTATGCGACATCCCGGCAGATCGGAATCTTTGGTCCGGTCGTCAGGCTCGTTATGCGTGTGTTGCGAAATAGCTACGGCATTCCGCAATCACTCATGCTCCGATTCCCGATGCGGACACTACGAAGCACCTACGGCATCTCACAGGCGCTGATGCTCCGCTTCCGGAACAGCACGCTCACGAACCCTCAAACGAATAACACCACTCTCGAACTATGATCCAACCGATAGAAATCACCCAGAATGATTATGGCTACCAGATCCCTTTCACGCTTGAGGATGGGAACGGCAATGCCGTGGACCTAGCAGGCGCAACGCTATCGTTCAAGGTCCAGTCCGCGCAGGACCCCGATGAGACGCTTCTCACGCTTACGGGCACGATGACGATCGACAGCCCCACGGCGGGAACCTGCCACTTCACACCGGCAGCAGGAGATTTCCCGAACCCAGGGACATTCATCGCCGCGATCACCGGAACGTGGAGTTCGAGCGAGGTGCTCACATGGTCCGGTATACAAATAGTCGTCAATCCGGCATTGCCGGTTTCCAATAACTGATGCCACGAAACATCAAGTCAACGAACTATGTGAGCGTGCCATGCTCGGGAGGATGCGGCACCACGCTACTCCGCAAGCCGGGCGTGCCTCATCCAACCTGCGTCATGTGCAAGCAGGCGCGAGCGCGAAAGAAATGGAACACGCACCCGAAAACTTATGCACATAGCAAAAATCAGGCTTCTCGCTAGACTGAAGGTAATAAACAAAACGTCGATACCCGTATAAATCACTAAACAACTCATGAGTAATCAGATCAAAGCAGTGTTCGCGGTGGGGATCGCATTGGTCGCAGGCATTGTTCTCGGTTTCATTGGTGCGAAAACAACCCAGCCGATCCTGGGCGGAGATTTCGCGGGCGGCGTTCTGCCGAGCATCCTCGTCACGGGTAGCGCGTCGGGAGGACTCACCGGCACCGGCTACGAACAGCCGATAGGTTCGCTTTCGACCAATGACGAGAACGGCCTCAGCATCGGCGCTCCGGACCAGTACCACGGACTCACCGAATACATCACCGCATCCGGCACCCCATCAGCGGCGGCGACCCTCGGTGCGTTCGGAGCGACGACCTCGTCCGCGACGACTTCGATCTCTCTTCCCGAGACCGCCGGCCTCTCAATAGGCGCGATCTGCAGCGGGAGCACAGCGACGACCAGCGTCTTCGTTTCCGGCTGCGTTCTCTCATCTACGAACGGAGCAACGGGCACGGCGACCGTGGCGTACTCGAACATTACGAGCGGTGCGCTTGCGGTTCCAACATCCACCGTCCTTCGTATCACCTTCGATCAACTTCCCTACTAACCCCACGAGGAATGAATGAAGAAGCGCTAAAACTATTCTCGGCTGACCTCGCAAAGGAATTGAAGGCGAAGCTTCAAGACCAGGCTATTTCAGATTTCGTAACAGCAGTAAAGGCATCCGGCGACGACCGGACCTTTGAAGTGGTGCTGAGCACCTCCGACGAAGATCGCCAGGGCGACTCCCTCGACCAGGCTACATGGGACTTCAAATACTTCGATATGAATCCGGTTGTGCTCTTCGCGCACAACTATTCAAGCTTTCCCATCGGTATCATCACCGACATCAAGATCGACGGCGACAAGGCCGTTGCAACGGGGAAGTTCGCCCCGGCTGGCATCAACCCCGATGCAGACATGGCGTGTGCCCTCTACCAGCAGAAGATCCTCCGCGCCGTCTCCCCCGGCTACATCCAGAACGACGACGGCACCCGCGAACTCCTTGAAGTGAGCTTCTGCCCTGTCCCGGCCGGACGGTACGCCCTTTCCATGCGCCAGGTGAGCGCTCTCGGCGTCTCGACCCGCGACCTTGTGACCAAAGGCTTTTTCTATGAAGAGAAGAAGACAAAGGAGCAGCAGATCGGTGATCCCTGCGAGCTTGAGGACGGCACGCCCGGCACCCTCGCCGATGACCCCGAGAATCCCGGAACGCTCATATGCGTACCGACCGAGAGCAAGGCGCAGGACGACGGCAACGACGCAAACGACACCATGAACGACAAACTCACCAAAGCACTCAAAACAGAAAGCACCCGGCACGGAGAAGCCATCGGTAAGAGCATTGAGGACTTTTCCGAAAAGAGCTTCGATAAGGACGGTAACACGCCGAACGACACCGCCAAAGAGATCGATGCGTTCGAGAAGTCCATCGACGGAGAACACGCCGAGCACCTCGATAAGACCATGAAGGCGATCGATGACAACTACGAACTGGAGGACCAGAAGAAGTCCATCGACGAGTTTAAGTCCGCCATGCAGGGGGAACACATGGAGCATGTCAAATGCTTCGATAAGGCCATTGCCGAGTTCAAGGACGCATGGGCAGACGGCGATGACTCAGACCGCCAAAAGGCGATCGATGACTTTACCACGAAGTCCGCAGCCGAGCTCGGACGACACGATAACGCCCAGCGCGATCTCGTGAAGGCTGAGATGGGCGAAGGCGAGACGGATGAAGAGAAAGCCATTACGGAAAAAGGCCAGGTTGCAGAGGAACTCGCCGAAGATCAGGTCTACGAGCAGAAGGCCAAAAGGCTGAATGAGGTCTATGACATTTTCTACGCCTTCACCTCCGCCTATATGGATGAAAGCGTAGGTGTCGATGAGTTCGAGACGCTGCTCGATGAAGCGGTCGCTCTGATGAAGGGCGGCAAAGAAAAGAGCTTTGTATCCGCATTTATTGGGAAATCCATTTCGGTTCTACCCGCAACGATCAAAGAGAAGATCATCGCGGTTATCACGACCCTTGAAGCTCAAACCGAGCGCGAGGAATCCACCAACATCGCAATTGCCAGCCTCAAGGAACTTACGGGTTCCCCACAGGAAGACAAGGGGGAGGAACAGAAGTCTGAAAAGACGACTGCCCCGAAAAAAAGGTCGAGTCCTCCAGTAGCTACGGAGACCAAGGGCGAAGAGACTCTCTCAGAGTTCGAATCGTTCATGCTCACACGTAAGGTACTGAAGGCGGTCTATCAGAGCGCCGGAGAAGGACTCGCCGAGATGAAAAAAGCTTTGCGGGAACGGTACCCTGATCGCCGATAGACCACAACTTACAACTTTAGAAAATGGATCCAAAAAACGAGGCCTTGCTCAAGGCGGTCGATGAGACCGTCAAGACAGGCTTCAATGACTTCATGGAGAAGACCCTCCTTCCTACGATGGAGGAGATCTCCGTAAGAAACGCCCGCAAGGAAGTCGAGCGGATGCAGATCGAACGCTTCGTCCGTGGCCGTGATGTTTCCGGCTTGGGCGATGAGCAGAAGAAGGCTTTTGCGAAGCAGGTTCAGTCCGTGTTCCGTGGCGACCGCGAAGGCGCTTTGAAGGTGAAAGCCAACGAAGCGCTCATCGGCGAACAGGACAACCGTGGAGGCTATTTGGTCGAGGCTGAGGTAGCGAGCGCGATCTTGCGTATCGCCGCTTCGGTCGGAACGATCATGAAGCAGTGCCAGCAATGGCCGATGAAGACCGATGAATTGGGAATCCCCAATTACACCGGCTCATTCCTTACCGGTTCCTACGTCGGCGTTGACCTTCCGGGTACCGTTACCGGCTTGACCTTTGGACAGGCAGTTCTCATTGCGAGAAAGTGGCAGCTTGCGTTCACCGTTGGCAACGACCTTTTGGCCGATGCCTCAGTGCAGCTCGCTGACTGGCTTTTGGCAATGGCTGGCGAAGCACTCGCCAACATGGTTGACCAGCAGGGTTTCATCGGTGGCACCGTCACAACGGCCCCGGGACCTTTCGTTGGCATCTTGAACACGCCGAACGTCCAGACGTACACGTTGGCATCTGGCAACACGACATACGCGAAGTTCTCGGTCATCAACGATTCGTCTGCGATGATCGGAATGCTCGAAGAGTCGATCTTGGATGGCGCTGCATTCTATATGCACCGCACCGTCTGGGCATCGCTCCGCGTGCAATCGGACGACACCACAGGGTTGCCGTTCTTGCTCTTCGGCGGACTCGCGTCCCCGGCAACGCTCGACATCGACCCCACTGGCGGACCTATCAAGCCAGCAGGATCGATCCTTGGCTTCCCGGTCTACACGAACCGCTGGCTTCCTTCCACATCGGTCGCATCGCAGGCAAACACGCCGTTCCTGATCTTCGGGAACATGAAAGCGTGCGCGTTCGGCGATAAGGGCGATATGAGAGTGGCCCAGTTCGAGTCCGGCAGCTTTGGCGGCAAAGAGGTAGCTCTTTCCGATCAGCGCGGCATCGTCTACAAGCACCGCCACGCATTCGTGGTCGTACTCCCTCAGGCATTCGTAGTTGCTTACACCCACTCCTAAATAACGGAGTTTGGTGAAACCTGTTGAATGTTCATGCCATTTCCGGCCCTTGCTCTTGTCCTAGAGCATTGGCCGGACTGGCCGAGGACCAATACAAACAGCCCGTCGAACCAATTTGTTGACACCAACAATATGGTTCGTCCCTTCCGATTAAAGTCGAGGGAAGGCAGGGGCCAAACACAGAATTATCAAATGCATATAAACGCATACGATAACATTCGCAACGCAACGAGCGTCGCTCCTCAGAGCTTGAGCGGTTCCACGCCGGCCACTGGTTCCACCGTCGATACCCTCGGGTATGACAACGCAAAGATCCACGCCTACGGGGCACAGGCTTCCGGCTCACCGACAGCGGCATCCGTTGTGGTAAAGCTGCAGGAAAGTGCTGACGGCAGCACGAACTGGGCTGATGCGCTTGACAACACTGGTACGGTGATCGGCTTTACGCTGAGCGCCCTCCAGACCGCTGCAGCGCCCGGTGCGGCACGCATCGAAGGCCTCGGTCTTAATCGAAAGAGATACCTTCGCGTTGTACTGACCCCGGCATTCACCGGTGGCACGTCACCAGCGGTTCTCGCTTATGGCGAATTGGTGTTCGGCGGAGCTGCTGAGCAGCTCCCCGTCACCACGGTGACCTCAAATACCTAGTATTTGGGATCTTCGTTCCCGTGGCACTTCCCGGTGAGGTAAGTGCCACGACACGAGGATGATTCCTCGCCATTCCATGCCAGACAAGAAAGAACAGGTTTATCCATACGCATTGACCACGCTCCTCCGCGTGAAAGACCGCCTGGGGATCACCGACACGTCGTTTGACCCTTTGCTCACCCGCTACATCAATGGCGTGACGGACAGCATCGAACGGGCGTGCGGAAAGTCGGGGCTTGAGCGCAGCCCGAATGACGGCCACTTCGTACAGAAGAAATACACGAACGAGGTCTACAGCGTAAATGGCAAACGGCAAGAGCGCCTCGTTCTCCGCAATGCGCCTGTAACCTATGCCTTCCTGACTGGCAACCTTACGAACAATTCCGCGACGGTAGAGGACTGTTCGACGGTCGCAGGACTTGTGGTGGGAATGCCCATCGTTGGCGTCGGCATTTCGAGCGGCACGACGATTTCGGCGGTAGGCTCGACGACGATCACCTTGAGCCAGGTCGCGGGAACGACCCAGACCGGCGTCTATCTGGAGGCGAGCGGCCTCTTGAGCTTCCAATGGCGCGCAGGCACCCCGAGCAACCCCGTATGGACCGCCTTCATCCCGGACCAGTTCGAGATCGAGCAGCAAGGGGCATCCGGGATCATCCGCGTCTACGGCGTCATGCCGCGGCTCTATTCAAACATGCTTCGCGCGACCTACATCGCCGGGTATCCCGTGGATTGGCAGAACGCGGGCAATGGCTCGACGCACCAGTTGCCAGCCGACCTCACTGGCACCTGCGAAAACATCGTGGTCAGGCTTTACAAGCGCCAACTGCTTGCGGGCAAGGCATCCGAAAACATCCAGGGCGCTACGAACGCATGGCGTAACGACCTCGACCAGGACGATAAAACCGTGATCCAGTCGTACACGCGCGTCGGCACCTATTTCTAATTCGATGTCCACCTTCCGCGTAGACATCCCAAATCTCCCGGCGCTCCAAAAGGCGATGGCTTCGTACCCATCTGTATCGACACCCGTTCTTCAGAGCGCCATCGTTGCCGCCCAGGCGATCCTTGCCAAGTACACGACGCCCGCCACCGTACCCGTGCTGACCGGATACCTCATGCAGAACTGGGGTTTCGCAATCGGCAATCTCCGCGCGAGCTGGTATCCCAAGGCCGCATACGCCTCTTACGTTGAGTTCGGCACCGCGCCGCACGTCATTAGAGCGGTCAACGCAAAGGTGCTCGCCAACGCAAAGACGGGCCAATTCTTTGGACCCGAAGTTCATCACCCCGGAACGAAAGCAAATCCCTTCCTCGAACGCATCATGCTCGCCGCGCAACCGGATATTACCGAGCTCTTTGTCCAAGCGCTCGATAAGATCAACGCCCAAATATCCACCCAAGCAGCATGAACTACGCAAGCACAATGAAAAAGGCCATCATCGCGGATCTTCAGTCACTTGTGACCGCTGGGACGCTTGGTTTGGTCATGTCAAACGACTATTCGAAGATCAATCCGCTCGACCAGAATATCCCGGGGACACAAACGCCGGTAGCGATCGTGTTACCACCGATGGTCTCGACATCGGCGTATGAAGACGTTGACACCAACTTGCGCGAATATACCTGGTATATCCTCATCGCCGACCTCCCGGAACACGTGAGCGCGGGCGGCGACGGGTATCTTGAGGATCTTATGGATGCCGTGCTGAACGTCTTTGACCTGGATTGCACGCTTGGGGGAACGTCCATCGGCGCAATCATGCCGGCGGTGCAGGAACCGCCCGGCATCATCAGCGGGAACAACATCTCCTACGCGACATTCTACGTGACATTCAAGGCAAAGCAGCTCGTCCCTGCCGCCGTAAAGCAGCAATAGGTATGCACATGGACACCGCTTGACCAATTGCTATGCTGAACTCATAACAACCCAACCCACCACATGATT